AGATAATGTTGTTTACTCATGAAGATTGGGTACAAGAACCAAGAGACTCTAGAATCTTTGATAAGATTGTTACTGGAGTTCCAGCACATTGTAGAGCTAAGCTATGGGCATTAGATCAGACTATATTTGATAAGACATGCTACATGGATGCTGACACATATTGTGAGCATGAAGACATAAAGTATATCTTTGATGATCTACCTGATAACTATGATATGGCTATGACTACAAATAGACCATATAATGCTAAGGTTGTCTACTTTAAGAAAGATAGAGAGCTTACTCATTACGAAGAAGAAGACAAGAAGTTAATCTGGGAAGGTGGGGACCCAGATGGCAAACCATTGTATGCAGTGCACTCTTGGGAAGAGAATGCCAAGAATGAAGTGTATAGAATGTTATGGCATTGTGGAATGTTTATATATAATAATAAGCCGCATACGCTAAAAATGTTACATGCATGGTATACTAATTATAGGGAACAGATTGAAAACAAAAAGACATGGCACGAAAGATTTGAACATCCAAGATCATTGTGGTTCTGGGATACGTATGCTTTCTGGCGAACAAACTTTTATACAAATTATGAAGTCAAGATTCGTGAGATCCATCCAAAGTGGAACTTTGTAAATGGATACAGAGAATTTGAATTAAGTGAAAAACATCCAAAAGTTATTCACCACTACACAGTACCAGCGCGACCACAGGATGAAGGATTAATAGATGACCCCAATATATCAAATACAATCGGAAATTTTGACATACTTAAATGAGTGGCAAGAGTTCATATGGGGACTAGAGCTCCATGAAAACTTTGGTAAAGATAAGAAGTTTAAAGCTCGAGGTGGCAAGTTCTTTAACGAGAACCGATCAGAGTATGCAAGTTCCGTAGAGTGTTTGATGTCTCTTAAACATGATGAGCATGATGGCTTTCCACCAGACTCATATGGATATGACTTTAATCAGATACCACAATGGATCAAGTCAGGATCTATTAGTAAAGATATAGGTGAGCCATTAGCTGAGAAGAGTAAATGGTTGGATGATAATCTTGGTGCTTATCTTGGATATAGGTTCTGTGCATTAAAGATGTTCTATCCTCCAGAAGGATATATTTCTTGGCATACTAACTGGAACGTACCAAGCTACAACATTTTATTTACATACAATCCTACTGGTGATGGTTTCTGGAGACATATTAATCCAACTGGATCAGAGTCACATAGACCTAACATAGGAGAGAATGAAGAGAACGTAGTTACTATTCCTGACAAGCCAGGTTGGTCATGTAAGGTTGGTTACTATGGACGTAAAGAAGAACATGACAGGATTGTTTGGCATACAGCTTATACTAAGGAGCCAAGAATCACATTAGGTTATGTTATCTTTGAAGAAAGTATTTGGAAGAATACAGTTGAAGAGATTGCTGGTAAAGAATTAGTATGGCCTCTAGCTCCATATGAACCAGAAGCTGTACAAACATCCTTTACTAAATAAACCTCGATCCAAATTTATTATAGTTTTTATGAGACTTTTTGCATACGTTCACAAGCACGTAGTATAATATCTTCTCGTGCTTGGCTGTTACTGAGTCAGCTAAATCTATACCTGGTACTCTATAGTTACACATAGCATACATTATAAACCACAGGTCTCTAGGACCTGTGAAAGTTATATTGTCCAACCCATTGTATGCAATAGCCTTTACATAACCTTGCCATTGATGCTCTGGAGTCATAGACTCATGGAGCTCTTTTACAATGGGCTGGATCTTTTTCCATTCTGCATCTTGCTCAGCAACAAACATTTGATTGAACAGTTGCTGACTGTATAGTAACATAATAAAGCCATATATTTGGCTATCAATCATCATTTTCATTTTATGTAAACCTTGTTAAGAATCTTGCAATGTGATGTACAAATGGTAGTAATGTTACTGCCATAAGCAAATTCACTCCTGTATGTGCCATAGCTATACGTAATGTATCACCTTTAGGCATCCCATCTGATACAAGTAATCCAGCTAACCATATAGTACCTGTTGTACCAATGTTAGCTCCTAGTACAGCTGCAACTGCAGCTGGTAGTGGCACTGCTCCTGATGCTACTAATGCAATAATAGCTGTTGTTGATAGCGATGATGACTGCCACAATATTGTCATTACTATACCACCAACAAACATATAATATGGATTGTGGATAAAGAAACTCAGATGATCAAGGTTGCCCATTGATTTCATCCCACCAGAAAACATCTTCAATCCAATATAGAAGACTACAAGTCCAACAAGAGCTGTAATCACTGGGTTACCTAAGTCCATTTTTGTCACTTTCTTTATAAGTTTATCTGTCTTATTCATCTTTCATTCCTCAACACCTTCATCAGCTTTTATATATCCTCTAGGACTCAGTGTAGTATTACCATTATATTAAAGTTTTAATATCATTCGTCTTTGTTGACCTTTCCAATAACCATTATACGTTTAGCACCTAAGAACTCTCTGGACTCTCCATAGAATACCTTTCTAAGATGCCCTTGTGTAGCTAACTCTCCTGCACCTTCAGCACAATTGATGTGTAGCCATTTAACATTCTTGTTATTGTTACTTTGTAATACATATAACTTATCTGGATACTGGTTTGTTATATGTTTCATATCCATCATATGTTCACAAGAACAATTAATAACAACATTGCCTTTGAGATCTAAGTTATCAAACACAACATCTTTATGATTAACTGTTACTTGTGGAAACTCATCTTTGTAAATATGCTGTGCAATATCGCAAGTATACTCATCAATATCATATAGATTAATAGGAATATCATAACCAAGACGATTAACAAGCATAGGCACAATGACAATACCATACCAGCTAGCCAAGATATCAATGCCTTTAATTTGTCTATCACGAAACCTCGCATCTACTAATGTCTCAACTAACCACCACTTACTTTGTATTTGTGTTTCAAATATACATTCACTGTAGTCTTTGAACTTGTATATATGCTTGTCAGCTATATATCCCATCCCTTTATGGAACAGCTGGTATGTTCTATCTAATGAATAATGTTGCATCAATCACCCCAAAATTGTTTCAACGTTTCTTCCTTATCTTCTACATTATCAAAACATGCAACAACATGATTGTCTCTCTTTTTATACTCATCAAGATCATCTGGAAACGATGAACCATACTTATATGAATATGCAAGTTTGCTTGGAAAAAACTTTAGCTTATCTCTATGCCTTCTATACATCCAGCCATCCAATCCATAGAATGACTTATATACCTTCTCTTTGTTGTCTTGAAAGTCTTTGTATTGTTCTTCAAAATTATTATCTTTAAGATATAGTATTGATGAGTTAACATCACAGTTAAAGATATACTTGTTTATATCATTACTGAACCATGTTGTCTTTAATATCTGACCATTATCAACAAACTCTTTTAGTTGACCATGAACAAAGCAATCCAGATCAAGATATATTGTATCGTTAGTAAACAATCCAGGTTCAAACAAGTTTACTTTATTCCACCACAATCTATCAAGACAAAATGATTTATAGTTATAGACTTGTATGTTCTGATCAAACCCTCTAGGATTATCAGTCCAGCATGTAAAGGTATTGACTTGATGTTTGACTTGGTGAAACAATTGGTTAACAAACTCATGTTTGTAGCCTGTACCAACCTTCATACATACAACATCTAACTTCATAGGTATTGCTTCCACTCTTTAGCAACCCATCCAGTTTTTATATCTAATGGGTCTGGCTCATGATCTTCCATAAAGACACAGACAGCATGATCTGGTCTATACTTATATTTAGCCTCGCTACCTTTGACTGTATAATTGTCTGGATATGCAGCACCTCTATTGAATGAGTATACAGATCCTTTTGGATATGTGTGTATCTTGTCTCTCCACTTACGCCATAAGTAAGCATCAGCACTATACAACGATTGCTTAATCATCTTATAGTTCTTACTAAAGTGTGTCCATATCTCATTTGTAACTGGATCAGTATTGTCTACGTATATCAAACTGGCATTGAACAACATAGTTAAGAAATAATTACCACCATGCATACCAACATGCCAAGGTGGCATCCAGTCACATGCAATCATTGCTGGTGTTGGTGTTTCAAGTATTCTATCCATTGGACCAAGAAATAAGTTATCAAGATCAGTGAATAGTATCTTACCTTCTATGCCACATAACTTAGGAGCAAACAATGACATCTTGATACCATCCCAGAAGTACCATTGTTCGTTGTTTACTATATCACTCCATAGCCATTGTTCTGTGCATTCAACTGCTTTAATGTCTTCGTCTAACCCTTTTGGATCATCTGTCATACAATAGGATTTGAACTCTTGATTGAAATGCTTCTTGGCCATTCTGTGGATTAAGTTTGGATACTCAGGACCAAACTTATCACCCCACTTCATAGTCATCAAGTTAATAATATTCAATACTCCTTATCACATGCTGACGTTCAGTCTTAATAATGTGTTCTTTCTGCTGACGTACAAGATGCATTGATGGATTATCTTTATGATCTTCTGCATTGAGATCAACATACTTCTTACCCATACCATTGAGCAATCTAAACACATATGCTTCTCTACGATGGAATGGTTGTTTGTCTTTTGCAAAGAACTCTGATCCTTGTTCAGCTCCAAAGAAGTATGAGTATGCCCAACCTCTTGGTAGAGTGTTGATTATATCTCTGTGGTAATGGTTTATATATTCATCATTGCCTCTGAATTTGAATGCATATGTTTCTGGATCATGCATGAACTCTTTTGTAATAAAGTTCATTGAGTGACCATGCCACATCATGATAGAAGAGTTAACTAATGCAGCAAACTCAAAGTCTGGATCAAACCCTGATTGTTTGAATGCTTGTGATTCCCAATCAATAGGTTTCCAATAACAATACAACATAGTAAGTTTATCTTTAACAGCAAAGTCACACATTTGATCAAAGTCTCTTTGTATGACTGTATCAAGATCAAAGTATATGTTAAGCCCATCACCAGATATAGATTCATCAAACAGCATCATCTTGTTCCACCAACCCCATAAGTTGTATTCATTAACATCTATGATATTAATGCCAGGGACTGCTATAGTTGTTTGATTTGTTAGTAAGTTAAAATTATATGGCTCACTAAAGTTTGCATCTATCTGAGCCTTCAGTTGATATACGTGTTCATCTGTATAGTACTCACTAGGATCAAACTCCATTTGATATGGAGTCTCAGTGTGTACAGTTTTGATGCAGAAAATATTAATGCGTGTCATCTATCCACCTTCTTGTAATACTCAAGAATTCATCCACTTTTGTTACTCTCTCTTTATTATCTCTATTGATAAGTGCTAGAGGTAACCAATCCTTACATGCTATCCAATCATGTATTGTATGATGGTCACTTATAGTTGACCAAGTCAACCATGTACCGACACCATGATTCTTCAACTCTCTAAAACATTTCTCTATTGTAAATGCTCTGAGAGTCTTATCAAATTCAAATGGTAGTCTACCAGACGCATGAAACTGTTGAGGGTCTAAGTACGCCTGGTACGTATCTTTATAAGTTGCAACATAATAATACTTATACTTCTTATTATTATATAATAATCTTATTGGGTTAAGCTCATCACCTTTTGGCTTCTCGAAGAATGTTGGCACTAACTTCTTCATTAATAGCCTCCTTCGTTAGCAACGATATGTGCGGGAAGGGGCGCCACTCTAAAGTCCTCCGTAATTCTTCCTCTGCGAGTTTGCTCCATGAATGGGTAAAGCCTAGTGTCCATATGACTATCCCAATCTGCAATTTTAATCCATATACCGCTTCGATGTAACGCTCTTCCAATTGAATCCGGGTTAAGGGGGAACATAAAGGTGTCCGGTTCAACATGTTGGCCATAGATTGGTTTCTCCTTCCATGAGTTGATATAGTCTACAGACAGACTATAATGGTCTGCACACATCTGAATCATGTCATCCATGCTCCAGTTGTCTACACTCTCTAATAAATACCTACCATGCTGGCCAACGTTTTTGAAGCGTATCATTGCGTGGTCGATATTCTTTTGTTTAAATAAATGAAGAAGTCTACTTGGTGCATCATCATTTATTCCTTTACATAATATAGTACCGGTGTCAACAATAAAGTTACAAGCCTTAATATTCTCAAGAGCCATAATCTTTTGCTTTGCACATCTCAATTCATCAATACTTTCATACCAATCGTCATTATCAACACCATTCAATGACAAGTAGACGTGCGATAGCTTTGCTTCTCGCAGACTACGAGTATACCTAATACTAGCCAATTTCAGTCCATTAGTCAACAGGGTACATCTATGCCCTGCCTTTCTGATCCTGACTATAATATCAGTTAGATCATTCCTCATGGTTGGCTCAGCACCCATGATTCTGATCATAGTTCTTTTTGGGAATCTACTGATCGTATTTATAAGACGATCGATGTCCATGTCAGGAATATCTCTATTTGGTATGTAACAATTTTGACATGTCATGTTACATTGGTGAGTTACATCTGCAGTGACATCTGTAAAGTGATTCTCCTCTGGCTCTAGTTCATAGTAGCCTTGTAAGGTGGTCATATACTTCCTCTGTGTACTCAAAGTTTGCTAAGACAGCAACCCTAACTTCTTTTGATTTATGAAACGATGCATGCGCATAGCTTGGATTGATAAACCAAACCTCTCCTATATCTATATTGTATTCTTCTTTTTTTGTTTTTATTGTTATTGGATCTGATAGAGGACAAATAATGTTATATGTGTTGGGTGGATCCATATGATAGTCTAAATGATTATCTGGATCTAACATAGCATATCTTGTATTAGTAACATCAAAAGGACAATGTAAAACAATCTCATCAGTATGGATTTGATTGTAGAAATCACCTAATTCATAAACGCGTTCACCAGTACTAACTCCTGCTACAGCATGTTCATGTCTGTGCTGTGCAGTCTGCTCGCCAGTCAAATTCTCTGGATCATCCGCTAAAGAATGGTATATAAATAAATTATGTACAGTAATTTCTGGGGTAAGTTGCCCCAATTTGATAGCTGGAGGCAGCTTTCGGTTGCGACCATGAAGTCGTAATTCGTCAATTTTACTCATAATATGACCACATCATTGTTATTATAAATATATTTAGCTAAGTTAATAGGAGCACATAATGGCGACAAAGGCAAACATTGTAATAGATCAAGGGGCATCATTCTCCACAGATATTGATATTACAGACGCAGCTGGCGCCCGAGTAGACTTATCTAATTATACAGCAAACTCTCAGCTACGTAAACACTTTTCTTCAACAAATGCAACTGCTACTTTTACATGTACTACTGGTGGTACAAATGGTACAGTTACTATGGCACTTACTCATGCAATAACAGCCAACATAACAGAAGGAAGATATGTTTACGATCTATCATTACACAACACATCTGCTAACACAAAGTTGAGAGCTGTAGAAGGAATTGTAACTGTCACACCAAGGGTAACAGCATAATGGTTAAAATGCTAAGAAATGATTTAGATACATTAACAATTTATGGTAATCCAATTGTAGGATCTGCCAACAAGCTATCTGCTTGTGAAGATGTTTCAGAACAAACATTAGCTAATGGAGCTATACTTGTATACAGTTCTAATGACAAGAAATATATACTCCAAGCAGATTCAAATGATGGTGGTGAGTTCTAGTGGGACTCAGCATTCAGCTACCTGGTAATACCAAACCAACACCACTACATGCTAATGGTACAGCTTTAGCTAATGTGGCATCTGGTACTATCCATTTAGCTAATACAACAGGAACAATAAAGTTAAAGATGCCAACTAAGCTAGCAAGAAGAGTTGGAGATTTTGCTGATGTAAATAGTAGTAGTGTGAGTAACGGACAAGTACTAAGATACATATCTGCTAATGATACATTCATTACAACAGATAGAAACGATGTGGACGGAGGTAGTTTCTAGTGGCCATACAAATAAAAAGAAGTGCTAATACGGCAACACCAACTAGTTTGGAAGTTGGTGAATTAGCATGGTCAAGTAATAGTGAAGTTATATTTGTTGGTAATGGAAGTGCGGTAGTTGCAGTAGCTGGTAAAAGAGTACCAGGAACACTGACAGCTAACCAAGCTATTGTAGTTGATGCAAATAGTTTTCTAGATGAAATAAAAACTGGTGGACTAACTCTTACTACATCAGGTACATCTAATACAAAGGTTGTAGGTATCGTTGCTAATGTTGAAGTTGCCAACACAACTACTCTTGCAACATCACAAGCTCTAAAAAATTATGTCGATGAAAATGCTGTCACAGGAGGATCAACACAACTCAATGGTTTAACAGATGTCACCATAACAGATAGAGCTCAAAGTGATTTTATGATGGCTTCTAACACAACTCATGTTAGAAATGTAACAACAGCTGGAGGTGTTACTGCAACTGCAAATGATACAATAGTAACATTCAACTGTGTTAATGCTACTTCAGATTTTCTTGTTGGAGCAAACTTACAAGTCACAACAGCATTGAAAGATGGTAGTGGCAATAGATTACAAATTTTATACGCCAATGGCGACGCAGCCTGGGGGTAACAAATGGCCGTACCAAGTAGTAGAAGTGCATTCAAAGAACTGTGTCTCAGACGATTGGGTAAACCAGTCATTGAGATTAATGTTGATGACGATCAAGTAGAAGATCGTATTGATCAAGCACTAGCATATTATCAAGACTATCATTTTGATGGTGTTGAGAAAACATTTTTAAAGCATACTGTTACACAGACAGACATTGACAACCAATATATTGATATACCCAATGATACTATTGGTGTCATTAATATTTTTGACATTGGTGATGCAACCAGTACTAACAACTTATTCAATATAAGATATCAAATTGCATTGAATGACTTGTATGATCTATCAAGATATGATCTTGTTCCTTTCTACATGAACTTTATGAACATTCGAATGATTGAAGAGATATTAGTTGGTAAACAACCAATAAGATATAACAGACATGTAAACAAACTACACATTGATATGGATTGGGAAAAGTTAAATGTAGGTGACTTTATTGTAGCTCATGTATACAACAAAGTTGATGGTGATACATACACAGACCTCTGGGGTGATAGATGGCTAGCTGAGTATACAACATGCTTAATTAAATATCAATGGGGTTCAAACCTATCTAAATTTACAGGTATGCAACTTCCTGGAGGTGTACAATTCAATGGAGCAGACATACTTTCACAGGCACAAATTGAAAAAGATAAATTAGAACAGGAGATGCTTTCTTCATACTCCTTACCAGTACACGATATGACGGGTTAAGATGGTAGGTACAACAAGCCTTTATTTCAATAAGTTTGAACACTTTGGTGAACAAAACTTAATAGCTGATCTAGTAATTGAATCCATTGCAATATATGGAATCGATGTTGGATACTTATGTAAGAAGTTTACGTCAGAAGGATACGATCAACTATACACAGAAGAAGACTTGGCTGTATTTGATAATGTAACTGATGTTGCAATGTATGTTAGAAATGTTGATGGCTTTGAAGGAGAAGGTGACTTCTTATCTAAGTTTGGTTTAGAGATAAGAGACTCAATGACATTATCTGTTGCAAGAAGGTCATTTGAAAGTGAAGTAGAAGCTACACAAAACATATCAAGACCAAGAGAAGGTGACTTGATATTTTTCCCATTGAATCAAAAATTATATGAAATCAAGTTTGTTGAACACGAACCAGTATTTTATCAAATGGGTGCTTTACAATTCTACGATTGTAGAGTTGAGTTGTTTGAATATTCTAATGAAAGAATGAACACAGGCATACCTGAGATTGATGAGTTAGAAACTAAATTCTCTCTTGACATCTATGAAGAAGTACAGATGTTGGCTGAGGATGGAGAAGCATTATTCACTGAAGATGGTTATAGACTTCTATCAGAAGAAGAGTCTGCAGAAGATGCTAGTGCAGATGCTGATAGAGATTATGATACAATCACGGATGCAGAAAATGTATTCTTGGAAACAGAAGCTGACAGTATAATAGACTTCAGTGATGCTGATCCATTCAGTGAGGGTGGTAGGTTTTAATGTTTGGACATACTTTCTATCATGGTACGCTACGTAAATATATTATCATCTTTGGTACTCTATTCAATGAGATAGTTATTAACAGAACAGATAATAATGGCAATCGTGTTCAGGATATCAAAGTTCCATTAGCATATGGCCCTCGTGATAAAACGATTGCAAGACTAGAACAAGATCCTGATTTAGATAGAGAAGCAGCAATAGTTCTTCCTCGTATGTCATTTGAAATGATTGGAATGTCATATGCAACAGAACGTAAGTTAAACACTGTACGTAGAAATGTTGCAATACATGATAGTAATAATAATTCCAATCTAAGAACAATGTATAACCCTGTTCCATATGATATCAATATTGAGTTGAATATATTCAGTAGATATGCTGAAGACTCAACAAAAATACTTGAACAGATAATGCCATTCTTTACACCAGAGTTTACTGTTACAGCTGAGTTGATTCCAGAGATGGATTGGAAGATTGATATTCCAGTTGTCCTAGAAGCTGTAACTATATCAGATACTTATGAAGCAGACTTTCAACAAAGACGAGCTTTGATACACACTCTTACATTTACAGTTAAAGGACAATTGTTTGGTCCTGTGAGTAAGACTGGTGTTATTAAGAAAGCTAATACAATGTTTTATGTTGACACAACAACTAAGTTTGCTAATGTACATCCATCTAACACAGTAGTGAAGACTATTGCAACAGGCCTTTCAAATGGTACTCAATTTACACTTCACTCTCGCCAAACAATCACACCAGGCTTACTGGCTAATGGTTCACCAACAACAAATGCATCATTAACAGTAGCCGCTTCATCGATAAAGTCAACTGATGATTATGATTATATAACTAACTTTGAGGAGTTCTTCGATGGTGATGGAACAGGATAGACCTTTCAATGCTCATGCTGATCCTATTGCTAATGCTTTGGACATCAGTCCTAACACTGCCCCTTTGTCACTACACTCATCTAAAGATGCACCCACCAATGTACCGGCCAGAGGAACTGAAGCGACAGAAAAAGATATAGAGTATGCTAGAGAAAATCTTTATCATCTAGCTGAAAGAGGCAGGGATGCATTAGATGGTATACTTGATCTTGCCAATCAATCTCAACATCCTAGAGCATATGAGGTTGTAGGTCAACTGATAAAAACACTAACTGATACAAACGAAAAAATTGTAGATTTGCAAGCAAAGGCAAAAGATATTTTGTCTGATCCTAAAGGTAAAGATGGACCTGACAAAGTAACAAATAATTTATTTGTTGGAACCAATGCAGACCTTACTAAACTATTAGGTGGTAATGCAAGGAGTCAATTGTTAGATGAACCTAAAAAATGAGTACATTTGGCACAGTGGTGATCCGGACTACGCTGGTAAGAGTTATATAATAAACGAAAAAGGCTTTCACTGGATGCAAAGGTTTGAAAAAACCAAGATGACATTCAGAGAGGCTTGCTTTGATGCAGCACTGAGACTAAGAGAAAGAACAAATAAAAGACTAGTGTTGCCAGTCAGCGGTGGCTGTGATAGTGCAATCATTGCATATGTTTTTGATAAGCTAAACATTGAACACGTAAAAATCAATCAAGTATATCAATTCAGACATAAAATATTAAATTATGAAGAGATACACAATCTAACAAACAACATGCCTTTTACTTGTGACTATATTCAAAATGTAGATGTTGTCAAATTTGTCAAGTCAGATTATTATCAAAATACATTTCAAGATATGTTTCCTTGTCCAGCATATGCAGTATCTGAAACTGAATTAGTTAATCATGAAGCAATTGATCCTAAGAATGACTTTATTGTATGGGGCACTGGTGTGCCTGTGATAAACAGATACGTTGAGAACTGGCCAATACAATGCTTTGAACAAGGACTAAGAAGATTTAGAAGATTGGGATGCTCTGTTGTTGGAGTAGAAGATACTGAGTTCTTTGAAGACAACCCAATCATTCATGCTTCATGGTGGGATGATTATATGAAAGAGCAATTGGATATGTGGCATGAGAGTGGAATATACAATCACTCTTGGGATAAGATACTCAAAGCAATATACTTTGTCAAATGGTTTCCAGAATTAGATAGATGGATGTTGCCAAAGAAGAGCTCGCAAGAAGCATGGATATGGTTTGATAGAGAAGTACTTGACCATAGTACTAATCATTACTTGAATATGGGTACTGGAGAGACATACTTCTCTAGTCCATATAGAACATTCAACTCTTGCAAGACAGATGATATCTATGATATTGTCAATAATGATCGATCTATAAAAACTATAAATAACTTAAAAGGACAACTCTATTCATATAAAGACTGGGCGGTAGAGGGTGACGATAGTAAATGGCAATAGTATCTGTCCGGGCCACATAGTTTATTATACACCAAAATAAGGATAAGTCAACGGATGTTTGAATATAATTTTAAATTAGTTAAAGTAGTTGATGGTGATACCGTTGACATTGATATTGATCTGGGCTTTGGTGTGTGGTTGAGAAACCAACGTATCAGAATAATGGGAATTGATACACCAGAATCAAGAACGTCTGATCCAGTAGAGAAAAAGTATGGTATGTTAGCAAAAGATCAAGTAGTTAAGTATCTTGCTAATAGTATTAAGTTCAGATCATTCAAGGATGAAAAAGGAAAGTTTGGTAGAATATTAGGTGATTTTGAAGTGTTCCATCCTACATCAAACAAATGGATGATGATGGCAGAAGCTATGATCATGGAAAACTACGGTGTTAAGTATCATGGACAATCAAAAGATATGATAGTATCTGAACATCTTAACAACAGAACAAAGTTGAAAGAGCGTGGAATTATCCCCGAATGAAATCTATCTAGGTAATCCCAGACTCAAAAAAGCTGGAGTTAAACTAGATTATACAGAAGAGCAAATCAATGAGCTTGTAAGATGCTCAAAGGATATTGAATACTTTTGTCGTACATATATGAAGATTGTCAACATCGATGAAGGTGTTGTTCCTCTTGATCTATATGATTTCCAATTAGACATAATGAAATCTGTGGTTCATAATCGTTTCTCTATATGTAAGATGCCTCGACAGTCTGGTAAGACAACAACAATGGTTGCTGTTATACTTTGGTTTATATTATTCAACGAATCATTCAACTGCGCTATCCTGGCCAACAAAGCTAGTACTGCTCGAGAGATATTGAGTAGATTGCAAATGGCATATGAATGGTTACCTCATTGGTTACAACAAGGACTAGTTGAATGGAACAAAGGTAGTCTTGAGTTAGAGAATGGTAGTAAAGTTCTTGCAAGTTCAACATCATCATCTGCCATACGAGGTGGTTCATTTTCATTAGTGTATCTTGATGAGTTTGCATTCGTAGATTCTCAGCTACAAGAAGAGTTCTTTGCATCAGTTTATCCTACCATTTCATCTGGTAGAACATCAAGAGTTATGATTACATCTACACCAAAAGGTATGAACTTGTTCTACAAGTTATGGGTAGATGCAGAAGAGGGAAGAAACGAATACGTTCCTATACAAGTTCATTGGTCTGCTGTACCTGGTAGAGATGAAGAGTGGAAAGAACAGACTATCAAAAACACTAGTGAGGAACAATTCAGACAAGAGTTTGAATGTGACTTTATTGGTTCATCTAACACTCTTATAAATCCTAGTAAGCTAGCAGCATTAACTTTCCACGAACCAATATCACAAAATGAGAATATGAAGATATGGAAAGAGACGGAAAGAGGTCATGTATATGCAATTAGTGTTGATACTTCAAGAGGTATAGGAAATGATTATAGCGCTTTTACTGTTGTTGATTGTACTAGTGTGCCTTATGAAATTGTCTGTACGTATAGATCCAATGTTATTGCTCCTATGCTATACCCTTCTATTATTTATGACGCTGCACGTAAGTATAACGATGCTATCGTACTTGTCGAGATTAATGACATAGGACAACAA